TCTCGACCAGGACCGCGAGGACCTTCTTCACAAAGCGACGGCTCATACACTCGCTATGGATGTGGAGCTTGTTCTTCTTGTCCAGGATGAAGACGATCTCCCCGAAGCCGACGTCCTTGGCCTCCCAGCTGACGGTAAACCCACCGTTGTTGCCTCGAGTCACATCCCTGTTCCGCCACTCCGTCCACGTCTCCTTGACCTTGACATTGACGAACTCCGGGTTCTCGATCGCCCGCTTGGCTTCCTTGGCGGTCTGGTTGACCGGCACGAGGCTGGGATCGCCCAACCAATAGGCCGCCTTGGCCCTGACCTTGATCTTGGAGACTTCCTTAGGGGTCGCAACTCTCTTCTTCATGGCCATCTCCAAAAAACGCGTTTTTTCAAGCCCCCGTCCAAAGGGGAGGGGCCGCGCAATGGGAGGGGTTTTCACGTAGACAAGGGGATGAACTAGCTAACTGTCTGGCGATTATAAGGGAGTATCCCTCCTAACGGGGGGTTAGGGGGGGATATATTCATGATTACTAGATTACTAATTCCTATTTAAGGAGGGATACTCCCTTATAATCGCCAGACATTTAGCTAATTGGCGTGGGTCAACCCTATGGGTCAACCTTTGGACGGCTGCCCGGGACGGCACCCTTGAGTTCGAACCCTTCGGCCTTGCAGGCTCGGATCCTGGCCATGGAGTGCCTGAGAAGGTAGCTGTTCCCCAAGTCCAGGAAGTCGTGGACTATCGCCTTGGTCTTGCCGGAATGCTTCCGAAGGGAGCGACCAATTCTCTGCACCACTCTTACGGCAGACTTGCCTCCGGCTGCCAAAATGACAACATCGACCTCCGGGATATCCACGCCCATATCCCAGAGTGGCGAGAGGACAATGATGTTGGTCACCCCCGTCTGGAGATCCTTCTTCGCCTCCATCCTGGCCGTGGAGGAATACTTCCCGGTGAGCACTCTCGCTCTAACATCTTCTCCCCTAAGGACTTCCCCGATGATCTTGACATGCCTGATCGTGTCGCAGATCACCAGGCACTTCTTCCCCTCATGGGCGGAGTCAATGGCCAACTGGCAGATCTTGGCGTTACGGACGGGGTTCTCCTCGATCAGGAGGCGACGGGCCAAGGCGTAGTCGGCCCCATGGAGCGCCTCGTTGGAGATCTTGTGGTAGTTGACCTCGGCCGGCACGGCCCACCCCAGGTCGGCCGTCTGCTTGGCCGTCATCCGGATGAGGATGGGGCCGGTGGCCGCCTCGAGGCGGAGATCGCGGACGGGGTCGCCAGTGATCGGGGTACCCGTTAAGCCGCACCTGAAATAGGCGGGAATGGTCTGGGAGAACAGGTACCAGGTATTGGCGCTCGAGGTCGTGTGTGCCTCGTCCGTGATGAGCACCGTGGCCTTCTCGATCTCGTCCGAGAAACTGTCGATGGCCTTGATGGCCGTCTGGGGCATGACGACGGCGAACTTTTTCTTCCCGATCTCCTCCCAGCAGCCGTCCCCGATCATGGCCGCCTTCTCGCCCGTCCTCCACTTGATCCTCTCGGCAGTCTGGTGAAAGATGTCCCGGCGGGGGGTGACCCAGACGCAGAGTCCGGGGACATGGGTGGCGATGGCGATGCCGACCTCGGTTTTCCCACTACTCACGCTGGTTGCGATGACCCCATTGACGTTCTTCAGGATCGCCTGTACCGACTCGCACTGGTGATCGGCCAGGGTCACGCCGTGGAGGATGTTGGGGTTGAAGGGGATGCTCGGGGGCCGTACCCGTTCGTCCACCACATGGGCCAGTGGGATGAGCTGCTTGATCCTGGAGACGAGCCCCGTCGGAAAGACGCCGTTGACGGGCGAGATGGGATGCCAGTAGCCGTCCCAGCCGGGCCGCGCCTTGCGAGCGAAGAAAGCCCCCTCGACCTCGACGGCGAGCTTGTCGTCCAGGAACCTGAGGACGGTCGTGTCGGCCTCGACCCTGCTGAAAGCGTTCCCGAGCCTGATGGTGGCGGCCATTCTTGCCTCCACCCATTAGTATTCTCTCCATTCTTTGAAACTTATAAGGATTTTCAAAAAAATCGTGAAGATTTCTGAATGGCCGAGAATACTAATGATCGGAGGCCACGTTGAAGGAGGAAGACCGAATGAAGACCATTTCCCTCGGCGACATCAAGGTGGGCAAGCGGTTCCGCAAGGAGATGGGCAACGTCCACGAGCTGGCCCAGTCGATCGAGAAGGTCGGGCTGATGCACCCGATCGTGGTCGACAAGGACAACCAGCTCATCTCGGGACTCCGCCGGGTCAAGGCGTACAAGATGTTGAAGCGCAACGAGATCCCGGCGACCGTGCTCGACCTCGAGAACATCCTGGAGGGCGAGTACGAGGAGAACGTCACGCGCAAGGACTTCTCCCCCAGCGAGATGGTCGCGATCAAGCACGCGATCGAGGGCCGCGAGGAGGAAGAGGCCAAGGAGCGGCAGGGCCGTCCGGGGGAGGAGCGTTCGGAGAAATTATCCGAACACGAAAAGGCCCGGGCGGCGGACAAGGTCGCCAAGGCGGTCGGCACGAGCCGCTTTACCCTCAAGAAGGCCGAGGAGGTCGTGAAGGCCGCCAAGGCCGATCCCAAGAAGCAGAAGCTGGTCGAGGAGATGGACAAGACCGGGAAAGTCGATCCCGCCCACAAGAAGCTCAAGGAGGCGGAGCGGGCCGAAGCGGCCAAGGCCGCCCCGAAGTACGGTGCTATCGTGATCACCCCCGACTGGGAGAGTGCCGCCGAGCGCCGCAAGCTGGTCCAGATCCCGGTCTGGGAGATGGCCGACCGCGAATGCCACTTGTATCTCGTGACGCCCAACGAGTATATCCCCAAGGCGCTCGAGCTTCTCAAGGACTGGGAGTTCGAATACAAGACGATCCTCACCTGGGTGAAGCCCAGGATGAACTTCGGAGAGTACTTCCGCAACTCGACCGAGCAGGTCCTCTTCGCCACCCGCGGCAAGGAGGGGACGCGGGTTCACGATCTCCCGACCCACTTCGAGGCGCCCGAGACGCCGGGCCGCAAGCCCGAGGAGCTCTACAAGATCGTGGAGAAGGCGTCCCCGGGGCCCTATATCGATGTGCTTGCGAAGGAGGCCCGGGAAGGGTGGGTGTACAACAAGACGGCGGTGAAGGCGTAAGTCTATGACGCCCAGTCTTTTGCACTGTCATAGCGAATACTCCGTCCGTGACTCTCTTCTGCGGGCGGACGAGCTTCCCAAGATCGCGGCCGACTATGGCTGGGGCGCCGTCGCGATCACCGACCACGGCGGCATCGAAGGCGTGCCCAAGTTCCTCAAGGCCGCCAAGAAGCTGGGCATCAAGGGGATAGCGGGGATCGAGCTTTATGTGGGCTGCCCCGACACCTACACCTGGGGGGTCTACAAGAAGGGCGAGAAGATCCGTCACCTGACGGCCCTGGCCAAGAACGGAAAGGGCTTCTCCTCGATCCTCAGGCTCCTCTCGATCGCCCACCGCGACTGCTACGATGCTCGGCGGCAGAAGGCCGTCCTTCCTATCCGCTTGGTGCTCGAGGAGTTGGAAGAGTGTGTCGTCATGTCGGGATGTGCCGGCGGCGCCTTCTGGCGCGGGACGGACGCCGCGCCCGATGACCTGGCGGCCTTCGTCGACCGCTTCAAGGACGACTTCTTCCTGGAGGTCATGCCTCTCCATGACATGGAGGCCCAGCACAACCTCAACAGGACGATCTGCGAGATCTCCCAGTCCATGGGAGTCGAGATGGTCGTGACCACTGACTGCCACTTCGCGGCCCCTGAAGACCAGCGGTTCCATGAGGCCCTTCTGGCCGTCGCGGATCGCAAGTCGATCCACGACCCCAACGTCCGGCGCTTCTCCACCAAGAGAACCTTCGTAGGAAGCCCCAGGACGGCCGTGGAAGACTTGGAACGGGCCGGCATACCTCCCGAGGCCGCCCAACGCGCCCTGGAGGCTACTGGACGCGTCAGCGATCGCATTACGGCCTGGGGTTGGAATGATCTACCATCTCCGGAGATCCCCACGGTCCAGGGGGATATGGAGCTTATTTCGCGGCAAGGTCTTGAGGACAAGGGACTTAGTGGCCGCCCAGACTATGAAGACAGACTCAATAAGGAATTGGCCACTTTCAAGGAGGCCAAGATCGACAGGTACCTGCTTCTCGTGAAGCACTGCGTGGATCTGTTTCACAAGGAAGGGGCCGAAATGGGCCCGCGCGGGTCGGTCGGGGGATCCCTCGTGGCCTACTGCATGGGGATCACCCCCATCGACCCGATCAGGCACGGACTCTCCTACGAGAGGTTCTACGCGCCGGGCAGGAAAAATTGGCCAGATATTGACCTGGACGTTGACGAAGCGTTCCGCGAGCGCGTCCCCGTCGTCCTCCGCAAGGAGTTCGGAGACGACCGGGTCGCCCAGATCTCCAACTACATCGACTTCGGGCTCCGTCTTGCGATCCACGACGCCGCCCGCGCCTATGGCGTCCAGCTCGAGGACGTCTCCAGGTTCGAGGACGACAAGGACTTCCTCAAGGGCAAGGAGAAGAGCGAGTACGACATCACGGACATCCCTCCCGGGAAGGAGTTAGCCAGGAAGAGTCCCGACGCCGCCGAGTTCGCCCGCCGCCTTGTCGGCAAGGTACGCCAGTACGGGGCGCACGCCGGGGGCTTCGTGATCGCTGCGGATACCCTCCTGGGAGGACGCTCGGCGATCGTCAGCCGGGGGAAGGGCAAGGCCCTCTGCTGGGACATGGAAGTCGCCGAGGAGCTCGGCTTCATCAAGATCGACTTCCTCGGGCTCGACACCCTGTCGGTCATCAAGACGATCAGGAACGATCTCAACCTGGATCTCGCGTCCATCCCGCTCGACGATGCGGCGGTCTTCAAGGACTTCTCCGACGGGCTCACGGCCGGCGTGCCGCAGTTCCTGTCTCCCGGAATGAGGTCGTTCATCCGAATGCTCAAGCCTACGAAGTTCGAAGACCTGGTCTGGGCGAACGCCGCCTTCCGCCCCGGCGGCCTTGGGCAAATGGACCCTGCGGGTCTGGCCAAGAAGTACCACGAAGACCCCGGGGCCATCATCGTCTATCAGGAAGAGGTGATGCACGTCTGTGCCGACCTGGCCGGGTTCTCTTGGACCGAGGCCGACCAGATCCGTAAGATCATCTCGAAGTCGAAAGGTCCCAAGGAACTCGAGAAGTATGCCCCCAAGTTCATCGAAGGCTGCGTCCGTACTTCGGGCTGGCCGGCCGAGGATGCTGCAGTTCTTTGGGATACGCTCTCTAGCTTCGGACGGTATAGTTTCAATAAAGCCCACGCAACTGCTTACAGTGCAAACGGTTACTACATCGCCTGGGCCAAGCGGCATCATCCGGTCGAGGCCTTTACCGCGATGCTCAATGCCGAGGAGAACTTCGAGCCGATCCTCTCGGAGATCCCGAAGTTCGGGATCAAGGTTCTCCCGCCCGACCCGAACCGTTCCACGCTCCGGTGGGAGAAGGGGCCGGACGGGATCCGAATGCCGCTCACGATGGTCGACGGCATCGATCTCCGTCTGGCCAAGGCCGTCTTCGATCTCCGCGAGAAGGCACCCCTTGTAGATGCCCAGGACTTCGCCAAGCGGATGAAGAAGAGGATCGTACCGCCCGGGCTTCCCGAGGCGCTCTTCTCGGGAAGGATGCCGGGGTTCACCTTCAACTTCCCCGTCCTCGTCGACCGGACCTTCGTGAAGAAGTCCATGACGGATCTCATCGACGAGATCAAGAACTGCGGGGGGTGCGACTTCCGCGAATATTGCAAGCATCCCGTCCCGCCCGAGCTCGGCCGCACCAATGTCATGATCATCGGCGAGGCGCCCGGCTGGGAAGAGGACAAGGGAGGTAGGCCATTCATTGGAAAATCCGGAAGGAAGCTCGACCAGGCCCTGGCGCGCTTCGGGCTCTCGGGCAAGGAGTTCACGTATAGCAACGGATCCAAGTGCGCGCCTCCCTTCACCCCGAAGGGGGAAGAGGGGGTCATGACCGTGCTCGAGATCGAGAAGCTCTCCAAAGAGTGCCCCTGGCTCGCGAAGGAGCTGGAGATCATCCAGCCGCCCCTCATCCTGGCGCTCGGCCGACGGGCCTGGCAGAAGCTCGGCGGGCAGGGGACGATCACGAAGGCGAACGCCACCGTCAAGAACCTCAAGGGGGTCAAGGTCGTGGCGTGCCTCCACCCGGCGTATGTCCTCAGGAACTCCAGCCTGGAACCCGACATGGATCAGGCGATCGAGAAGTTCGCGGGCCTTTACCGGGCGCTCGTTCCTTCCGACGGGAAGCCCGTCGTGCGGCGGGTGCCCGATCCCCTCTCCATCCGCGAATACGCAAGACAGCTCCTGAAGTAATTTTGTTCCTATTACCAGAAAATATGGATTCTTCTCAGAAGTCGGGAGAATACATAAATACGAGGAAAGTGATATGACGGTCAACGAGGTCAAGGTCAACGAGATCAAAGTCACCGTTGGAAACCAGGTCCGCACGATCGACACGGAAGTGGTGCTCAGGATCGACCGCAACGATCTCGACAACGAACTGGCCCGTCAGTCGGCCCTCTATGCCTGGTACTACATCCTCTTCGAGCGCGCCCGTGCCGAGAAGATCGAGCTCGAGGCCCAGCTTGAAGACCTCACCTACGAGCTCGACGACACGATTCGCCCCACGCTTCCCAAGGGATACACGGAAACGGCGGTCAAGGCGAAGATCCGTTCCGATGCCCGCTACAAGCTGCTGTCCAGGTCCTGCCGCCGGGCGGAGTCGGACGAGAGGATGCTCCTCGTCCTCGAGAAGGCCCTGGCCCAGCGCAAGGACTGCCTCAAGGAGATCTCCCGCTCGCGATACCTGGAGATGTCGTCCATGTCGGCCGACGAGGTGGAGCGTGCGAAGAGGAACGTCTGCGGCCGATAGCCGCGTTTTTTAAGGAGAACCGACAATGGCGTGGATGAAGCAGTTCGTGGTGATTGGATCGCCAGAACGGAAGGAGGGCGAAGAGGTGCACAGGGGGGTTGAGCAGAAGGTTATCGTTGCCGTTCCGGTGGAGGCCGACGCGCTGGTGGCGGCTGAGGCCGCTAAGAATCCCATCATCGATAAATGCGCCGCCTATTACCCCGACGATAAGGGCTACGCGAAAAGCATCACCGGGGTCTATTTCCGCAGCATCGTGGTCAATGAGGACAAGGTCTGGGTCAGAATTTAGTTTTTAGGAGAAGCGACATGGCCGGCAAAACCGACTACAGCAAGCTCCGGAAGAAGTTCCAGGATCGCCAGCTGAAGGGCGATCTCGACGACCGGTGGTGGAGGCCGGACAAGGATCCCGGGACTCACAAGGTCCGCATCCTTCCGCCGCCGGACGGGTTCGACTCCTGGTGCATGGAGTTCGGGACCCACTACAACATCGGATCCGATGACGCGGGGTTCCAGAAGATCATCTGCCCGCGCCTCACCATCTCCCAGAGATGCCCCATCTGCGAGTTCACCCGGAAGCTCTGGAGAGGCAGCGACGCCGACAAGCAGATCGCCAAGACCATCGGTGCCCGTCGCCGGTACGCCTCGAACATCCTCGTTCTCAGCTCCAAGACCCCCACCGACGTGCGCCTGTGGGACTACGGCGACAAGGTCTGGCGTCCCCTGAACGAGATGAGCGTGGGATCCGACGGCGATGTCACTCCCATCGACGATCCGGTGAACGGAGTCAACATCAAGGTGACCGTCCAGATCAACAGGACCGAAGACCGGAACTTCCCCGAGTATTCGGTCACGCCCTGGGAGATCAGGACGAGTGCCCTCCCCGACAAGAGCGTGCTCGGGAAGCTTCACAATTTCGTGGAGATCATCCAAGGCCAGATCAAGCCGTTCGACGAGATCCGTTCGATCCTGCTCGGGCCCGGGGCCCCGCCCGCGAATGCTTCGCCGCCTCCCGTTCCTCCCAAGACCGAGGAGATGGAAGAGACGCCCCCGGAGACCGCGACGGCCGAGGGAGAAGAGATCGTGGAAGCCGTGGAGGATGAGTCCAATGCCCAAGCCGCCGAAAGTGCGAAAGCCCCTCGGGCGACCCAGGAAGAGCTCGTCAAGCGAGCCCGTGCCATCCTCAAGAAAACCCCATAGCAGTCTCAAGGCGTACCTGGCGACGCTCCACGGATACCAGCCCATCGAGTGGATCCGCACGGGGATGCCGGCCTTCGACCTCGTGGTCGGCGCCGGCATCCCCCGGGGCCGTTTCATCGAGGTCGGCGGGGAGCCGTCCACCGCCAAGAGCGCGCTCCTCTATGTGATCATCGCCGCCTTCCAGAGGTCCGGGGGCGAGTGCGTGCTCATCGACTCGGAAGGCAAGGCCGACCGCGTCTTCATGGAACTCCTCGGGGTGGACTTCGAGAGGCTCCACTACCATCCCGGGGAGACCATGGGGGCCTGTATCGACATCCTCAGGAACGTCGCCAAGATGGCGACGGTGAACGACCTGATCCTCATAGGCTGGGACTCCGTGGCGGCGACCCCCCTGGCCGGGGAGTTCGAGACCGCGGGAGACGAAGAGAAGAAGGTGGTTCCCGGAGTCCGGGCCCGCTATCTCTCGGAAGCCCTCCGCGGCGTCCTCGGCGAGCTTACCCGCAAGAAGGTGACGGTCGTCGCCCTCAACCAGCTCCGCACCCAGTTCAACTTCATGGGGTCGACGTCGCTGGTGACCCCGGGCGGCAAGGCCCCGAAGTTCGCGGCGGCGCTCCGACTCATGACCCGCATGCGCGGGAAGATCAAGCACAAGGAACGCGACGTCATCACCGGCATGCTCGTGGAGGTCGAAGCCATCAAGAACCAGGTGGCCCCGCCCTTCCGCAAGTGCCAGGTGCGCTTCAATTTCGACACGGGCTTCGCCCCGTACTCGGGCCTCGACGAGCTTCTTCTCAGGCACGGGAGGCTCGAACAAAAGGCCGGATGGCTCTGCTTCAAGGACAGGACCTTCCACACGGGCGACATCGAGAGGGTCATCGCCGAGATGCCCGACCTCATCCTGCCGCTCGACGGCGTTCTCGATCATCCGTCCAGGCTGGATCTCGGATCGGGCGATCTGCCCAAGGCCAAGACCGACACGAAGGCGGCGGAGGAGGAGACGGCTGATGCCCAGTGAGAAGATCCGCTTCGACCCCGAGACTCACAGCTACTGGCTCGACGGGGAGAAGCTCATCTCCGTGACGACCGTCCTCCGGGAAGCGAAGCTCTTCGACTACTCGAGCTTCCACGGGATGTACATGGATCGCGGCACGGCCGTCCACACGATCACGGAGCTCTCCGACAAGGGGGCTCTTATCGAGGACAAGATCGAGAACCCGCTCCTGCCTTACCTCGACGCCTGGAAGAAGTTCAGGGACGACACCAAGATCGAGGTCCTATCGACCGAAGAGCCCGTGTACCACTCGGTCTACAAGTACGCAGGGATGCTCGATCGCCGGATCTTGTGGAAGAAGAAGGAGGCCGTGATCGACATCAAGAGCGGCATGACCGCTCCCTGGCACGCATGTCAGACTTCCGCCTATGCGAAATGCTTCAATAGGCCCATGCTCCGCTTCGCGCTCTACATCAACGGGGAAGGGACTTACCGTTTGGAAGAGCACAAGGACTACGACGATTGGGATGTCTTCAGGGCAGCCCTGGCTATCGTGAATTGGAAAAGGAAGCACGGACTTCTCAAATGAGAATTTCCGCCACTTGTGAGCTTTGCGGAAGGTCTTTCATGACGTGGTCATGCCGCGTCAGGAAGGGCTTTGGCAGATTCTGTTCGAGGGAATGCGGGTCAGCGTCTCATCGTAAGGCCGTGACCTTTCACACCAATGGATATGTGATGATCAAGATGCTGGATCATCCCAAGTCGAATAAGTACGGCTTCGTTTACGAACACGTTCTTGTTGCGGAAAGGATGCTTGGTCGACCGCTGATGAAGGGGGAGATTGTTCATCATAAGGACGGAAATCCGAGGAACAACGATTCCTCAAATCTTGAGATCGAGACCCAGTCTCTGCATGCTTCGAATCATGCCAAGGAAAGGCTTCGACTGTTGGGTATTGATCCAGACAAGGAGCGCCGTTGCTCGATGTGTGGGATAGTCAAGTTTAAGAAAGAGTTCTCCCGTACTCGCGGGGGCCTGTATCCCTCGTCTTGGTGTAAGCCATGTTCGGCCTCTTGGCAAAGAGAATATCGGCAGCGGAGGAAAGGAATATGAGTCACCTCAACAACGTCCTCCTGTCGATCCTGATGATCGGCTCGATCGCGATCACCGGCTTCCTCATCTTGGTCTTCATCGCGTGGCTCATCGTCAAGCTGGTCAGACGCATCAGGATGGCCATGCCCGTATCGCTTTGCTCGGACGGGGGTTTTGCCGACTGGGTGAAGTGGAGGAAGACCAAGAAGGTGAGGGAGTTCCAGAAGAGACAAGGAGAATAAGATGGTCGATATCATTACGCTTCCGTATGAAGGCGGCGAAGTCAAGGTCGAGTTGAAGCCGTGCCGCCATTGCCGCGCGGTTCCGACCGCCAATGACGCCGTCAAGGCGATCGCCCATGACCGAAAGACGGTCAAGAGTTGCGCGGTCTGCGGCGGGAAGCCGAAGATGTATCCGCAGTACGGCATCTACCATTCCGTCGACCTGGACGTCGGAAGTGTCGGGTGGGTCCTGTGTGGCTCCGACACTTACAGAGATCCGGGATGGGATCCGCAGTGGGTGGGGCTCATGGGCAGCGGTCCATCGGGGTACGCCGAAGCGGCGTTCCACCTCGAGTGCCTGAAGAAAGCCGCTCCTGGGGTCAAGATACTCCCGAGATAGGCTATCGACAAGGAGACCTCCAATGTCCGAAGTGAGAACCATCGCCGTCCCCGACACCAAGGAGATCCGCACGCTTGCCGAGGCGACCCTCAAGGCCGCCCACGACATCGTCATCAAGGACGATCCCAGCTACACGGCGGCGGGGGCCTTTCTCGGGGCGCTCAAGGGCCGCGAGAAGTCCATCGACAGCGTCCTCGATCCCTTCGTCAAGAACAACTACGACGCCTGGCAGGGAGCTCTCGCCCTCAAGGCCCAGCACCTGGGGCCGGTCAAGGAGGCCGAGGGGATCGTCAAGGCGAAGATCAAGGTCTACCGGATCGAGGCCGAGAAGCGCAACAGGGAGGAGGAAGCCCGTCTCCGCGAGGAGGCCCGCAAGGCCGACGATGACGAACGTCTCCGCCGGGCGGAAGAACTCCTGGCCGCCGGCCGCCCAGAGGACGTGCTGGCCCTGCTCGAAGGAACTCACGAAGCCCCTATGATCGTGGCCCACAAGGCCCTTCCCAAGGTCGGTGGCTTCGTCGCCCGGGAAGTGTGGAAATACAGGATCACGGACCTCACGAAGATCCCCCGTGAATACCTCGTCCCCGATGAGGCCAAGATCGGCAAGGTCGTCCGGGCCACCGAAGGCAAGATCGAGATCCCGGGCATCGAGGCCTATTCCGAGGAGGACATTGCAGGGAGGGCCAAGTGATCTACGCGGGCATCGACCCAGGGAAGGACGGGGCCGTCGTCTTCCTGGACGTGGACGGCCAGATCGTGGATAAGATCAAGACCCCGATCCTAAAGGCCTCGACCAGAGGGGGGAAGAAGCAAGGCCGCGACGAATACGACATCGTCGGGATGAAGTCCATCCTCAGCCAGGACCGGCCCGACAGCATCCTGATCACGGTCGAGAAGACCCAGGCCTTTCCGTCGTCGATGGGAGGATCGGCGGCCAACTACCAGCGCGGGTTCAGCTTCGGGCTCTGGCAGGGGCTCATGGTCGGACTTGGGATCCCCTACCAGGTCGTGACGCCCCAGGCCTGGCAGAAGGTGATGCTTGCGGGCATCGCGTCATCCGATACGAAGCAGGCGGCCCTTATTGCCGCCCAGCGGCTTTGGCCGACTGCGAATTGGCGGAAGAGCGATCTGGCCAAGAAGGCGGATGAGGGGTTCGTCGACGCGGCCTTGATCGGAATGTTCGGGCTTAGGCTAGTTTCTCGATCCCCGGAAGGGTCTCGCGGATGATCCGGCCCATCTTGATGAGCCTGTTCCCGTCCCCGTCGATGAGGGCCGTCAGGACTTCTTCCTTGGTGACGTAGGGAAGCAGATCCAGGATCTCATGGAGGAGGATCCTGTCGAAGTCGATCCCGGGATCCAAGGGCTCGTTCCCCACGATGGTCACCCGCATCCGCTTCCACTCGCCTTCCTTATGGCGATGCCGGGCGACACGGACTTTGGATCTCAGGTACTTGGTGAGCTTGTTGCCGGGGTGACATCTTTCGGCCAGGAGGGCGCCGACGGCGGCTTCCTGCCTGATGTCCTCGGGTTCGAAACCGTAATGGCACCCCTTCGGGGGTGGCATGGGCAACTCCTTCCTCAACGCGGAAGAGAGTATACCCCATGCCATCCCCAGAGGCAAGTAAATTACAACCGTCCCTCTTCATTGGGCAAGAGATCCTCTTTTGGCAGAAATGCGAGCTCATAGATCAATGGCCGTAGCCGCTCCGTCACCGCTTCACGTCTCGCTTCGAACTCCACCCAAACGTCCGTCATCGCCTGTGGCACCTTGAACTTCACGTCTTTACCGTAAAGCCCATTCCGGATCTGGTACCAACCCGCGTCCCAACGGTCAAGCTGATACCTGGGATCGGCATGCGGCCGACGGTCGGCGGAGAGTTCGACCAGCTTCGTACCGAGCCCGAGCAGCTCCTCCACATCGGGGCTGAACTTCTTCCCATCAAGCCACTCGGACACGAATCTCGGCTTGGCACGACCGCATTGATTGAAGATCGGATGTGGTAGTCCCCTGAATTTCGACATGGTCTCCGGCTTGATCCAGAAAAAGTGGTTGTCGATGTCGTAGACCACGTCCTTGTACTTCACGCCATGGACGGAGGACGTCTGGTTTTTTCCGTTGAAAAGACTCCAGACGACGGCGTCAAGGGCGAACTGCTTGTAGGTCAGATGCGCCTCGTCGGGCTGATCAAACTGGTCTTGGTGGTTCAGCCAAGTCGGCCGGACGAGCTTGCGGGCGGCGAAACAGATCATCGACCGTTCGAAGTTCTTGGGCGTGATGGACCAGCCATCGCCATGACTATCAGGGCCACTCAAGATGTAAACGGCCCCAACAGAGTTTTGCACATCGTTTGATGTACTCCGCATATGTCCAATCGCGTCCGGACTCATGCGTTCCAAGCGCACTTTGCGGTTGAACACAAATCCAAGCGCGCCATTCATCGGCGGCCGGACGATGGTCGCCTTAGGCCTTTCGACCCACTCGGACAGCGGCTTTTGGGCGGGCCTGAAGATTTTCGTTCCTATGCATACCATCTCGCCGGTCTTGTCCCGCACGAGCACCTTTGCCTTGATCTCGAACATCCGCACCTTCCTTTCGCTTCCAGAGAGAGAAGAGTACTGGCCATGCCCCCTTGGCAGACTCGAACTCCAAGCAATGGCAAACAAAAGCGTTGACCGGAGCAAAAGCGCTTTCCAACATCTCCCGGAACTTGTCGTATCCGGGACCCGTTGCATACGTCGCCATCGAATAAAAGCCAACATAGACCTGTAATCCATACCTTTCGGCCATCTTCATGACACGGTACATGAACTGCGCATAAAGGTTCTGACAGGCGTGTCCCAGCTTCTCGCTTTCCATCTCGTCGCCGATCCGCGTGTCGGACATCTCCCGGCGCACTTCGTCTTCACCGCCCAAGAGATTCCCGCCGACCCCGGCCGCAAACGGCGGATTGAAGAAGAAGATCCACTTGTTGCCGGGCACGAGCTTCTTTCTGATCTCGGCAGGCAACTCCTCATCCGTCTGATTCAGAAAGTCGTACGCAAAGACGAGCGCTTCCGGGTTCTGCCCCGACTGTTTGACGGCCGCCACGTCTTGCGGATTGAGCGTGGACATGAAAAGCCGCCCGGGCATAGGCGAACACCCAAGCGTGAGATTGCCAGTGCCACAGGCAGGATCCCATAGACTCCAATCCGCGCTTTTCTCCGGGTCGTCCGGAGGGGCATGGACGATCATGTGATAGGACCACCTAACGGCGATGTCGACCGGCGTGAAGAACTCGCCCGTCTCGCGGCGCATCTGCATGGCCACGAGACGGTCCTTGGCCGCGATAATGGCCATAAGCTCTTTATTCTCTGGCGGAAGGCTATAGGTCTTCCAGAATAGCTTATAGAATTCCACAGGACACCTGGCCTCGATCATGGGGCCTTTAGGAGGCCCGAAGACGATGCTTCCGTTGGCCTCGTTCACGTATTTCTTGTTCTGAAGGTCGTAGAGAAAAGCATGAGCGGAATCCTGCGGGTCAAGATCCTGGCCGAAGTTCTTCTTCCAGACTATAAAGATCCGGTCGAAGTTGTTCCGCGTGATGAACTGCTTGACCGGGCTTGCAGCCGCCTTGAGCGCTTCAAGGAAGGCTTGTACGCCTTCCGCTTTTGACATGTCGTGGATGAAAACGCGCTCAGAGGCCAGCGCCTTGACGAGCTTGGGATCCGGACTTGATGGGGGACGTGTCCAGTCGTACTCATTGGAACTGAAGTGGCGGTCAAGCGAGCAGACCTCCGTCACGAAGGCAGCGTTCTTGGCGATGCCCGCGACCCGAAGTGGCATGGGATGGAGACGGTCCTTGTAGACGCCGATCAGCTTGAAAAGCCGCAAGTAATAGCAGATCTGCGCCAAGACGGCCGCTGAATCGTTTGGCCTAAGTACTTCTTTGGATTCATACAGCGTTTCCAAGAAGACGCCATCCGTGTTGAATGGCCGCTCCCATTCGTCCTTTGCGCCGACCAAGCCCTGATAAACCTTGATGGCTTCTTCTTCCTTGAGGACCTTCGGAATCGACTTGAGAAAACGATCAACCGGATTGGTCATGAACCTCATACTGTCCCCCAGAGGCAAGTAAATTACAAGTCGTATTCGACCGCCACCTGGACGGCCTTGGGCTCGATGATCTTTCCCTCGATCACCACGATCCCGGTGAAGGAGGCGGTTTCGATCTCCTTTCCAGGTTCCGCGAACCGGGGGCGATCGCCCCAGTACTTCTCCTTGAGCCGATCCTTCAGCGTGTCCCCGTCCATCTGCTCGATCGAGGGCGGGTCGCCGTCCTCGTTGAAACTGATCACGACGTAGTTTTTCATAGATCCTCCAAGATCAGTTTGAAAGTCTGCAGGCTTCCACGACGAGTTCCCCGATCTCAACCCCGTCCCTGTAGACCTGGGTGGCCAGGCGTTGGGCTTCGTCCCGCTTGTGCCCGAGAGATCTGAGGGCGCAGGCGACGTCCTCGATCATGCGATGGGCCGATACCGCCTGGGGCGTCGGGGGCGGAGGCGGGGTCTCCCTGATCTTGATCTCCTCCTCGCGTCGATCTTCCTCGGCCTTGCGGATCACGAGCTTCTCCTTCTCGATGACCAACCCCTCGGGATCCTTCTTATGCTCGATCACGATCTTGTGGCGCTCCTCCTCGATCTTGAGGGCGGCCTCCCCGAGCTTTCCCAGGAAAGCCTCGATCCCCTTGTCGTGGAGCCGGGTATCGATCCCCGCCGCCTTGCTCAGCACCCTGAAGCAGGTGACGTACGCGATCGCCTTCCCCACGAGCGTGGGGCTCGGATCGGCCTCCTTGACCCGGCGGTACGTGTCGATGGCCATTTTGAGGAAGCGGTTGCAGGCGGCCCGCACGGCGTCCATTCCCGCCCTGAGGACCTTGATCCTCTTTTCCTCTTCGGTCTCTTCGAGGAGGAAGTCTTCGGCTTTCATCGAGCCTCCTTTCTGGACTTGAGCCAGTCGTCGATATTCGCGTAGAGTGAATTGATACCTTTCCAGATAACGAATCCGAACAAGAGAAGCAGGAACAAGGTGGCGATCTCCGCCGTCGTAGTCAGGACTACCTTCGCGATGTGTTCGGCCAAGGCATGTTGACACGTCTTTCCGTCGATCTTATCGAGGATGGAATGCGTGATGAGCAGCGTCTGCCACTTCCAGAAGAGGCCGAGACCATAGAGCGCCCCGGCGATCCCGTGAAGGGCCAGGACCGTGAGGACGGCCGACTTGGCATTGAAATTACGCATCTTCGTTCCTCTCAACTTTCGTCACCATCGAAAAACTCCGTCCCTTCCAAGGGATCGCGATCCTTCATGGTCTTGGCGTTCATGGTCTTGATGGCGACGGGCTCGCCGTCCATATGCATCCTATGGCATATGGGTTTCTTCAAGCCGGGATGGATCTCGAACAGGGCGACCAGCTGGAGCCTGAAAACCTCGATCATGACCTTCATGGACGAGAGGCCCTCTTCCATGTTTCGCGCGATCTCGAGACGAAGTTCCGGTTTGTCCTTCTTCATGGATGCTATGAGAAAGATCGATTCCGCCAGCGGAGGCGCTTCATTGCGCCCCTCCTTCGGCTTCGCTCCCTGGCACCTTCGGGCGAAGTCTTCGACGGAGGTGACGTAGATGGGGAAGCCGTCGTACTCGGAGCTCTGGGAGACCTTGTGGACGGCATGGCGCGCGTTCTTGGCCTGCACGACGACAGGGCGCCGCTCTCCTTCGTAGATCCAGTACTTCTCCTCTTCCGGTTCCGGTTCCGCTTTCTTCTTCTCGGGTTTGTCCATCTTTTTCTCCTCAGCGAATGATCCAGGCATAGGGCGGGATGTCCGGGCGGTTCGTCTTGGAAGGCCCCTTGACCTTGATGCTTTCCGCCTCGGCGAACGAGTAGAACTTGGACCTGTTGAAGACCTGACCGTGCTCCGTCCAAGAGTAGTAGCCTTTTGGCTCGATCTCGAGCATGTCAATGACCGGGGTACAAAGGCTGATTCCTCCGAAGCGGAGCTGATACAGGTGCTGACTAAGAGCATCCACGGAGTACATTCGTCCCGGGAAGCACCGATGGTTGTTTGCCAGGATGATGTACTTGGTCGATGGGGATGCAATGACACGCCTGAGGATGTCGCGCGTTTCCTCCCGTTGGTTGTCTTCGAAACTCGACCGGAAGACTTCGATGGCGGTGGGCTCAAGATCAGGGGTAAGACGGATCACGGCCGTCGCCTCGAATTTCATCTTGCGAAGAAACTCGAGATGCGGAACCGCCATCTTGGGCGCCGAAATCGGCCCCAGGTCGCCCGGAGTGATGATCTCCGGTTTGGCGCTCGGGAACTTATGCGCCTTGGCAAACGCGAGCTTTGTCCCTCCGGGGTAGGCGTCACACTTGGGATAGACAAACCCCTGCTCGAGCGAAGAAAAGTGCTCTTTCGTCCCGAGGATGATCGAGTCCAGGACGGGTATCCCGAGGAGGAGCCCGGCCGAGCGCAGAAGGCTCATATGTTCGCGGTCTTCTATGGACGGCTCCGCCTTCCTCTGAAAGGCGTGATTATGGACCTCGATCAGGCATCTCTCCTGGTCGCTCAGGACGGCGCTGCGAAAGATGCTTCTCGACTCCACGGCGACGGACATCATCGATCCAAGCCCGACGGTTTCCGCTTCGATCGCCTTGAGATCGGGCGTGACATGAAGGACCGTCATGACCTCGATCTCCGCCTGGCCGAGTCCTTTGACCAGCTCGATCGCGTCTTTCGGGCCCTTGAGCGGAACGGGCTTCTTGAACTTCTGGGTTCCGATCCTGTATTCCATCAACGTATCTCCCCATTCACAGCGTAATGGTTTTCCCATCGCACGAGGTGACTTTGACGGTGTGGCCCCTGTAGGCCGGGTGGGTCTGAACCCTCTTGAGGACGAGGGTAAGCGCATCGGCCGAAAGCGGGCTTTTCCCCTGCGGGGATATCGAGCATGCCGGCGGAAGCTGGAGAAACATGGCGATGATCCAGTCCGCAAGCGCCTCCGAGTTCCGCTCCTCAATGGATAGCCTTTTCGACAATAAGGAGCCCGCACTCCGGCAAGCCCTGGCGTGCTGGATCGCCTCCTCGAAGCTTGAACGATCGAAGACCTGGACGGTGATACGCTCGGGTCCGAACTCCTCGCGGAGCTCCGTCGCCACGGCATAGACGTTGGGCTCCAGGCCTCGGCCCGGGATGACGAAGTTCATCTCCATCACTGCTGCCGCGCTCTTGACCGAGACCGCGATATAGCGCCGGTCATCGGCATTCACGGGTCCCTCTTCGAGGTTACGGAACCACTCGGGCGCCGGGGTCTCCTTGAACGGGAAGGTGCGATAGAAGACGTCCGCCCGGAATATGCTCTTCTGGAGCGGGAACCTCTCCCCGTAGAAGTGGCGGTAGTTCTTCTTCCCACAGCCCCCCGTGGTGAAGACCATGGCGAACCAGCGATCCTCCTCGTTTTCCGTCATCTGGACATGGGAGACGAACCCCTCGCACAAGCAGGCGAGCCCGACGTGCTTGCCGACGACGAGCTCGTTGAAACCCTTCTCGGGCGGCTTCTCCACCTTCGGCTCTTCAACCGGCTTTTCCTCGTTCACCTTTACCCGCTCTTCAACCACCTTCAGATCGTTCAGCATCGCTTCCTTCGTTTCTTTCGCGGTCATTTCCTCGCTCATGGGAACCTCCTCGTTTTCAAAGTTAAATTTTTCGCCCCCTCTTAGGTGAAGAGGGGGCCGGAAGATCTACGGGATCATTCCGGCCCCCCTTCCCCATCATTCGTTGCGGACTTCTACGAGACTAGAAGCCCTTGGCCCCCGCGGGGCGGGTGAACTCCAGCAGGTCCCCGTCGGTGAGACGATAGTCATCGCTCACCGGGTCGCCCGGGGCCCCGAACCGCGAGATGACGGCCGCCGTCCCCGCCGGGATCTGGAGATCCCGGGCGAGGAGCTTCCGCAGCTCACTCACGGTCTTGCCGACCCACTGAGGGCCGGCGGCGACGGCGCGCGGACCGCAACGAACCTGCGCTTCCATGGTGCCTCCACAAAAAATAGGGACCTAAGAAACGTTTCTCAGGAAAACTGCGCCCGAGAGTCACACGGAACGGACATAGCCGGCCGCGATATACTCACGGGTGTCGAACATCACTTCCCCGACTTTCCTCACCTCCTTTCCGTTTGACCAGTCGGGCCAGGCCCCGACCACGTCCTGGAACAGGGCCACCATGTAGGCGGCCACCATCATGTTCGTGGCGAGAACCTGCTCGCCCCCCGGCATCGCGAGCCGCTCCTCGCAGCTCATCTCGCCGGGATTCTTGTCCTTGGGCTCGGCGATCTCGGAATGGACGGCTTCGATGGGCTTCGTCCTGGGGCGTCCATCCGCCTTCACATAGATCTGGGCATTCCCGTCCCAGATCTCATTGCCTCCAGAAACGAGGAGGGTGTCCTTGAACGTCTGGATCCTCTTCGAGATGAGGAGGCGCGTCGCGTGGTTGTCGACGGCCGAGATGACGATCGACCCCGGTGGAATGAACTCCTCCACGTTCTTCGGAACGAGGAACTCGGGATAGCTTCTCACGGAGAGATCCGGGAAGCGTTTTCCCATCCTCTGGGCATAGACCTCGGCTTTCTTCTTGCCCAGGTCCTGACGGCTTATCCCCTGCCGGCCCAGGTTCCGCTCCGAGAAGTCGTCCCCGTCGATGAGCACGACGCTCTTCGGAAGAACCCCCGAATGGACGAGAAGCTCCCCGATGGGAACATAGAGATGGGCCGTGATCCCCCCGAGCCCGACGATCACCGTCTGCTCGAAGGGAAGACGTCCTTCCATTAAAGCGCCTCCTTTCAGCCCACATGGGCGTCTTTCATGCCTTCGATGAGCGGAACCAGAGACTCGTGGAACTCGCAGTGTTCGTGGGGCCTTCCCTTGAAGACGCACGTCTCGTAGCAGGTGCTGTGGATGGCCGAGATGACGATCGGGAGGTTCTTCATCCCGAGTCCCTTGATCGGGCAGGTCAACGGATCGTGATTCGCCTTCTCGCATTCGGCGTCGCCGCAGTACAGGACGGACTTCACGCCTTCGGGAAGCGAGCTCCTGATCAAGTCGCTTCCCGTGGATGGAGGAAAGAAGACCTTCTCGCGGAGCTCCCTGACCTTGCAGTTCATCCACTTGTGCCCGCCTGCCGCGCACGAGCCGCTGGGACAGATGGGGATCTCTTCGGCCTTGAGACCCTCGAGAGCGCACTTGTTCTTGCACTTCTCTGATCCAGGGCAGAGGCAGCCCTCCTTCATCTTGCACAGGATCTGGGGCCTGGGACCGGAGAAATCCTTGAGGATCTTTTCGAGGGCCTCCGTCCCGCCCACATGGTTGTGGACGAACGCCTTGTAGGGGCAGTCCTCATTGCAGGTGCCTCCTCCTGTGTACACGAGGAGGAAGTCGCCCTCCTTGTCGGAGGCGTTCGCCTCGGGCGTCGTACTGGAAGCGGCCTCCACGGGCCCTGGAATTGCCGCCATGGGCGCCGTTGCCGTCTCGTCCTGCTTCTGGACCTTCTCCCTTTCCATGCTCCTCCAGCAGTCGATCTCGTCGATCATGAGCGCGATCGATTCGACGATGACCGTCTGGAGAATGACCTTGTGGCACTTCGGGCACTCGGGCATTTCGAAGTGCGCAAGGCACCCATTGTTGTCGCACTTGAAGAGGGTGCCCTGGTGGGTCTTGTCCTTCCACAGGGTGTAGAAGTCCTTGAAGCGCTGGCTGTTCGGCGTCTTGTCTTTAGGCAGCTTCGAACGCCACTCGGCGATGTCCTTCACGGGAACGAGCCGAGAGCCATTCTCGCTCTTCGAAGCGGATCCGCCCGCATAGGTGGTCGTGGTGGTGATGACCTTCGGACGACAGCCGTCGCAGGGAAGGAACTTGACCCGCTCCATCCACTCGGGAGGGAAGGTCGGCTTCGGATCGTACTTCGTCGCATCGACAAGACTCTCGAACTTGAGCGGGAAGCGCTTGCCGCGGACGACGCCGATGACGTCCGGGTAGCACGTGAAAGGGGTGAAGCCCGACACTACCACGAAGATCCCTTCGTTCTTCTTCTCGTCGTGGTGATCTGTGGAGGAGTGGAAGCTCCCGCTCTTTTTGCCGTCGTCCTTGATGGGGTGGAGATGCATGTCTCCGGCGACCCGGGTCGCCTCCTTGGGGGAGAGCTCGGGATGGTAGCAGGTGCTGGCCATCCCATTCCACTGGAGGGGGACGAAGTTCTCCCATTTCCCGTCGATGTAGCGGAAAAGGACGACCACTTCCACCTTGTCCTTCTTCCAGACCGCCTCCATGAAAGTGAGCGCCTGCTGGAAGACCGAGAGCGGCATCCTGTTGAAGATCAGGCCCAACTCCTGATCGAGCTCTTTTTCGCTCGGCGGATCGAAAGTATCGATCTCCTTCTGGATGGGAAAAGGGAACTCGATCTTGAGAAGACCTTCGAAGAGGTCGCTCTTGTGGTACTCGAAGATGCCGTTCGGCGCGACGATGAATCTAGCCATCAGATGTCTCCTCCTTCCTGTTTTTCCTTGAGCAACCTCGCGAAGAGGCTCTCCATTCTTGCCCCCTTACCGGTCCCCGCGAATCCGAGTTTCACGAGCGAGCGGAAGACGAGGCTCATCACCTCCTGCCGGAGACCGCTGTTCGTCACGATCTCCGGGTTCTGGAGGATGCCGGCAACGATGGGGCTTTTGGCCGTTCCCGTCTTCGCCCGGATGCCGCTCCAGAGGCTCGAAAAGATCTGCTGATTCGTCGCGGAGGCGTCAGGTTTCTCCACGATGTATGGCGGGTGCGTGGTGTCCATGGGCACCTCCTATTGGTGTAGGTGAGCAGGATTGAACTGGACGACCTGCGGCTGGATCGGGGCGAGGATCTGGTTCATGACCACGTCCCCGAGGTCGGCATTCGAGATCGGGTTGCCGCCGACCGACACCTTGCCCTTCCATTCGTTGAGCACGAGGTCGCCGATCGTGAACGTCTCAGGCCATTCGACCGTCTCTTCGATCGCCTTGGGATCCTTCTCCGAAAGGGCCTGCCAGAGCGCGATGACGGACTGGTTGACGTCCTCGATGGAACTCTCGCCGATGGGACGCTTGAGGTCCCAGCTGGGCGGCCAGAACTGCTTCGGCACGGAAGGGAAGTGGTCGTTGATGTCCGAGATGAACTCGGAGTTCATGAAGTACTCCGCATACTTCACGGCCGTGTCTTCGGCGCGGGACCGGATATCCCACTTCCCTTCGCGGCCCTCACAAATGTGCCCGAACTTCTTCGAGAGGTTGGGCATGGGAAGCCGCCCCAGTTTGTCGCTGGGCTTCTCGAGCCTCTTCCTGGAGACCATGCCGTATCCGTTCTCGATGGCGCCTCCACGGAAGAAGATCCCGATGTAGAAGTGCGGCCAGAAGACGATGAACTCCTTCTTCTCCTGGGTGAGCTTGTTCTTCCAGAGCAGCCGCCGCCGCTTGGGCGGGAAGTACATGAGGAAGAACTTCCTGTCCTCGAACTTCGCGAACCCGGCGCAGAAGACCTCGCCGTGCGGAATGATCGTGAGCCGCGTCTCCGACATCTCGTCGAAGATCTTGACGGCCTCTTCGACCGGGGTCGAAGCCTCGATCGAGATGCGCACGTTGTAGGCGCGTCCCTGGTAAAACACGATCGCCTTGTCTTCCATAAAATTCTCCTCTGATAAAAAGAGGGTTGGGAGGCTGGGTGCCCGAGCAAGGCCGATAGGACCCTGGAGTCCGATGGCCCAGCGACATCCGAGTGAGGTCATCGGACTCCAAGGTCCGGTAGGCCGTATCATCACCCGGGGGTACTTATTGTTCTGGCGAACGTTCCGCCCGCCTTTCTCCTAAGGTTGTCATTCCTAGGAACACGCACCCAGCCATCCCGACCACTCTCTAAATCCTCGTTCGGAATGTGTACCACTTTGATTTCCAACAGACGAGTGGTACAATTTACTCGCTCTCTGACAACAAGGTTACCTGGTTCCGGACGAATTCCCGTCCGGGTAAAACCCGTAGGGGAGAGCGTTCTTCATTCCTCCTTCGGGAGGGATGTGTGTTGAAAGAGATACAGTCGGACGTATCTGAGCTGCGGTTCCAGACGTTCCGCCCAGGGCGGATCCAGATGGCCGGCGAAGGCCATGTAGCCCTGGACGTAGTTGAACTCCTTGATGTCGACTCCCTTGTCGGCCTTGGCATCCATGTAGAGGTTGTGGAGCCGTCCGCGGATCTCATGCCGTTTCGCCTTCGGCACCGTGAGATGCTCGTTCACTACAACTCCACAGACCCGCTGGGACACGCTCCTCCTCATGACCTTGAGTTTCTTCCGGTTCACCTGGAACCCTTCCGAGGCCAGGATCCGCTCGACGCCGTGGATCGCCATGGGGATGACTCGCCGGTCGTCCGAAGAGACGAAGATCCCGTCGGCGTAGATCGTATGGACCGCGTCGATCTTCTGGTTCCGGATCATCTTGGCGATCTTGAAGTCGATCGCCTTCGAGACCCATGCCGCCAGGAACGGGGAGAGCGGGCTTCCTTGGGGAAGACAATACTCTCCAGGCTCCCGCGGAGAAGGAATGAACGCAAGGTCCATGAGCCCGATCGGGGGGACGGCGCGCTTCCAGTCGCGCTCCTTCAGGGATTCTGTACGGGTCTCGATCTCCCCCGGGAGAAGCCTGTCGAACTGCATGGCCCGCAGGACATGTCCCGGGGTCACGTGATGGAAGAAATCCTTGATGTCGATCCCCACCACGAAGGACTTGCCGACGTGCGGCGCCGCCGCCTCCCGGATCCCCCGTTTCCTGAGGAACGCGGTGATCCTTCTCGGGAAGCGTATGCCCGTCCTCCTCTCGTTTTCGAGGTAAGTCCTCTGTTTCTCCTTGAGAGCGTCATTCGGGGCGTGGATGATCCGAAGACGCCCATCTCCTTTGGGTATCCGTATTACCCTGTAGAGCGAAAGTTCCAAGACGTCCTCCGATCTAAAAATCGACTCGTTGCCAGGGCTTGCTCCTCTCCCAGTACTTGAAGTTCAGGTTCTCCGCCGCTTCCCGGATCGAAGGGTATGTCGCCTTCGGCCATTGCAAGGCCTTTGCCTCCTTCTCGGACATGGCGGCCCATCGATTGAAGGAAAAATTCTGCTCATGTCCTTTGGGCTCGTATTTCTCGAAGAAGGAGCTTCCGTTCGATCGATAGAACCAGCGGACGAAATCCCCGAGCGTCTCCTTTGCGGTCCTCCGGGAAAAGAGTCGCATGTGGTCGAGGCAGATGCCCGTCTCGGCAAAGAGGTTCGGGAGGAACGGACGGCGGAGCACCTTGTCGTCGATCGACGCGGCTTGCCTCTTGGCGAAGAACACGTAGGCGCCCGCGTCGCTCGGGACGACCGGAGCCTCGAGCCAGCGGACCTTGATGAAGAAGTAATGCCAAGGAAAGAAGAGCCTGTAGGGCGTATGGGCGTACGAGATCGTTCTCGGCCCTTCGGGCATCTCGACGGCATAGACGGCATATCGTTCTTTTTCGTGGATCACGACGTGCCGTATCCTCTTCCCCGGCCCGTCCCAGACAGGGTCTGGAAATCTCCTCTTTTTCACTCTCAGGTCAGCGATTGGAGGCATCTTGGACTCCTAATATCTGCAACCGCCTGTCCACCGTGTTGTCGTTCCAGACGGTTCTCTGGGCGTAGTTGAACCCGAGATTATCCAGGGCTGCATTGATGGACGGATAGTTGCATGAGAACCAGATGCCCTTCAGGTTGTCCGGAGACTGCTGGCTCCAGGCGCATATGGGAGACACGTCGGAGTCGGAACCGGGGCATGACGGGCAGGCCTTAGAGTACCCGGTGAACGGTTTCGGTATCGCGTACGTCAACCAGTAATTGCCCCGCATCCTGTAGAACTCCCGGAGAAAACGGATGATGCTCCGAAGCGGGCTCCCCGAGGCATAGCTCACGCTGTTGCCCATGCAGATGCCGCCGGAATTGTAGATGTTGGGCAGGTAGCTGTGCCGCAGAACGGGACTGTCGAATGTCTCGGCGCGCTCGTCGGCGAAGAAGACATAGAGGTTCTCCGCGCCGCGGATGACGCCCCGGGACGGCACCTTCACGAAAAAGTACCGCCAGGGCATGAAGACTCTGTGTCTCGACGACCGATAG